GATCTGAGTTTGCACTACGGGCTTATCATCCGATTCTCGCGTGAATCCCATCCAGGACAACACCGAGGCTGCACCTCGAGCAGCTGCAGCTGCCGTGTGTGCATAGGCACCAATCACTGGGATTGAGCCTAACTTGTCGACAAAATTTGCTGCCTGGGCCAACTTACTCGAACCTTTGCCCTCGCCGATCAAAGCGTGCATCTTAGGAGCGTGTTTCTTCAGCGCATTGTTCGCCACTAGCTTGGATTGGAAACTAGGTACACTAAGCACGTAGTCATCCATCAAACTGATGTAAAACTGCACAGGTGCGCTTGCTCCAAAGCTCGTGGCCGATTCAATCGGCGACAGGCAAACAATGCTAACCTTCCACATATTGGCCGCATCCGTCGGTCGGCGAACGTCATATTCGCTTACCCAGGGGAGTTGCAACACAACTGTGTTAGATCGAGCCAAGTCAATTTGCGCACAATAGTCGACTTGGAGGCAATTTGCAGGTTTCAGCACTTCAAAAGGGCTGGTCGTAGTACGAACATTCGGCAACGCTGATAATACGTATCGGCCATAGTCCCCCGCAGCTGCAGATACAATAGCGATCACCTGGATGGATGATCGAATATATGCATAATGGCTTAATTTCTCAGCCATCGCGGGATTTGCGACTAGCAGAGCCCAAGGGTCTATGGTGGCAATAATCGACTCCGAAGCATCGCTGCTCAAGAGCTCAAAATGGCCACCGTCGATTGCGCGAGTTAAGAACTCGTCTGGAGGAGAAGGTGTGATGTTTTGGAGGTACTTAGGATTAAGCACTTTACTAACAGTTACCACCTCCGATTGTCCAGAAAAGGTCATCACTTCATTTTGAATATCATTCGTGGAAACTTGTTCCACAGGGGCTGAATCAGCCCCTTTAACTAAACTTACGTCTGTCATTTTTTATTGGGTTGTGTATCCCTCAAGTTTTACTTCGTCGGGGATAGCGAAGGGTCTTGTAGTAAAAGTCTGGAAGTTGCCTTCTTTCATTAAACTACGCCAGTCGTCAAATGAACGGATATCGAGATACCCGTTGCCTTCTAACTGCTGGTCTTTAATAAGCTCCAAGGCCATCGCAAGCGATTGCTCATAGAACTCTTTACCATGGTACACAGCCTCCCGAAGATACTCCGAGAGAACTGTCGCTCCATGATCTTTTGCTGTTAGGATCGAATCCTTCTTCATAATTAACATCCGTGCCATCGACTTTCTGTCGAGAGGCGGGATGTAGCATGAGAGTTCTTCGTCCCAAACAAATCTTCGTTTTAAGAACACTACTTCACTAATATTCCTATGAGAAGTTATGGCTGTCTTATCCCCAGCCGTCATCT